ACTCCATATAGACCTGATAAAAAAGAATTAAATAAATATTTTGATGTATTAATATGTTCAAATACTGTAAAACAATTTCAAGATGAAGGTTATTTAGCTAAATACAAAATTTATCATACTCCAGTTAAAGAAATAGATGAAGAAGTAAAGAAATCAGGTTCTGATTATCAGATACAATCATTAAGTGATTATATGCGTAAACCTGCAATGGTTCAATTTATGGTTGATTCATATAAAAAATTTGGTGATAATAGACAAATGATAGTATTTTGTGTAGATAAAAAACATGCTAAAGATGTTAAGAAAAAATATGAAGAGAATGGATTTAAAAATATAGCATATATAGATTCAGATACTCCTTTAAATGAGAGAGCAAAGATATTATTGGATTACGAAAATAAAAAAATTCAAATAATAATATGTATTGAAACATTAACTGAAGGTATAGATTTACCTGAAACTAAATGTATTCAATTAGGAAGACCTACCCAATCATTAATTTTATATCTCCAAATGGTTGGTAGAGGAGGTAGACCAAAGAAAGATGGAAGTGAATGTATATTACTTGATAATGCAGGTTGTACATTAAAACATAAAATGCCTAATAGTCCAAGGCATTGGTCATTGAATCCGGAAATAGATCCTTCAAATCCAAACAAAAAGAATAGAGTAGTAGGTAAACGTGTAGATGGTTCATTTACTGAAGATGAAAAAGAAATGCCTTTCTTAGAATTAGTTGAAATGACACCTGAGGAATATGCTATGAATATGGAGGGTGGAATTGAAAAATCAAAAAATATAAATAAGGATTATGATAACAAATGTAGAGAATTATTAAAAGAATTAGGTAATTTTATTCTTTCAAAAATTAAAGAACCTGGTTTTAAATTAGATACTAGTGATATTGATAGAGATTATATTAATTTTAATCAAATTACAATAACAGGTAATAAAAAAGAGGATATTGAAATTAAATATAAATCTGATAAAGAAAATAGAAAAGATAAATATTTGATGGTTGAACATAGTCAATATTGTTGGGATAAAAAAGATGATGAAAGAAAAATGAGAATGAATGTTATTGTAGGCAAATTAACTGAAGAAATTCTTAAAGAAAAAAATTATAATCATATTATTAATATATTTGATGAAGTAGCAGAGATACAATCTAATAAAATTAATATTGCTGAATTAGAAGTTAAAGCTAGAGAATTTCATAAAGCACAATTATTAATTAAATTAAAACAATACGTTATTACAAATAACGAAATTAAACTTAAATCTCCTATAAATTTAGATAGATATTTTCCTCGTGGATATTACTTTTATGATAGATTTAATATTATTAAATTTACAAAAAATAAATTACAATCTACAAATGATGTAGTATTCATATGTACTGATAAAAATTCGGAAGTATCAAAAAATATTAAACCTGATAAATTAATTGAAATATTAGAAGATGGAAACTGGAGTTAAAATAATATTTCTTGATATTGATGGTGTATTAAATCATGAAAGATTTTATAAAGAATCTACTGAAGAAGGACACGATAATATGAAGGAATTTTTTATAAATCAAATAGATCCTAATTCTGTAAAACTTTTAAATATTCTTTGTGAAGAAACAGGAGCTAAAGTAGTAATTTCATCAACATGGAAACATTCAGGAATTGAATATTGTATTGATATTCTTACTAAATGTGGTTTTACTGGTGAAATTATAGATATAACTCCAACATTAAGAGATGATTGTGTAAGAGGAAATGAAATATTGAAATGGATAAAAGATAATGAAGAATTAGTAGGTCCTTATTATCAATTTACTGAATATGTTATATTAGATGATGATTCAGATATGCTGTATTGGCAAAGAAACAATTTTATATTGATTGATAGATTCGTTGGATTAACTATGGGAAATGTATTCCAAGCGAAAAAGATTTTAAATAATGGAAAAATTCTTGATTTTAAAGAATTATAAAACCCAATAAAATATGAAAATAGGATTATGTGGTACCATATCTGTTGGTAAAACCACTTTAGTAAATGAATTAGCTAAATTAGAGCAATTCAAAAATTATGAAACTGCAACTGAACGAAGCAAATATTTATCTGACCTAGGTGTATCGTTAAATACTGATTCTACTTTAAGAGGACAGATTATATTTTCTGCTGAACGTTGTTTAGAATTGTTTAAACCAAATATTATAACTGATAGAACAATATATGATGTAGCAGCATTTACATTAAGTGCTAAATCAATTGAATGGAATGAAAAAAGAGAATTAGTGGATTTATTAATGTCTCTTCGCAAAGATTATGATGTAATTATTTATGTTTCTCCTGAAGGAGTTGAAATAGAAGATAATGGTGTTCGTACTACTGATGCTGAATATCGTGATAAAATAGATTTTGTAATAAGAGAAATGTTAGTTGAATATCCTCCTACTAAATTAATAGAAGTTAAAGGTAGTGTAGAAGAACGAATTAGCAGTATAATCTCTCAATTAATTTAAATATTTATGGATATAACTATAAATGAATTGAAAACAATAAAAGCAAAACAACTTCGCAGAATTATTCGCGAAGCTATCCATGAAGTACTTACTGAAGATTTTGCAGCAGATAAAGCAGCGCAAGATGCTAAAAAAATTGCTGTTGATAAAGAAATAACAGCATTACAGAAGAAAAAAATAGAATTATCTAAAGGCCCTGAATCAACATTAGCTGAAGATAATATTAAAGAAATGGCTAGAATAGCAAAAGGTTTTAAACTAGCAGACCCAGAAATAGATTCTTCTCAGTTTGCAAATAAAAAAGTAAGTAGAATATCTTTAGAAGATATTATAGATTTCTTCCGCGATAACCCAGGTGCAGAAAAAACTGCATTACAACAACACTTTAATTTTGTTAGACCTCAAATTGCTAATGCAGTAGTAAATGCTTTATTAGATTCTGGAGTATTAGTAAAATTAGGAAAAAATGGAGAAGTAGAAGAACCTACATCTCCTGGAGAAAGAGCTCCTATTAAAGCTCAAGACCCTGAAGATATGTTTATGGGTAATGCTTCAAATCCTTTATCTATGTATTTTGATAATGAACCTAATAATGATGGTTCTGAGGATTTTAATGATGAAGATGAACCTACTATAGATGATAAAGAAATAGAAAGAAGCGATGTTCAACCTTCTTCTATGTCTGATGATGATTATGAAGCTTGGATGAAATATGATGATTTAAAAAATCGTCTTGAAGCTACTAAAGGTAATATAATAAAACTTAAACGTAGAAAAGGTGGTGTTGCTGGTGATATAAGTGATAAAGCATCTACAGAACTAGAACGTTTACGTGATTTGAAAAAATCATTAGAAGATAGAATTGAAACATTAGTACTAAATTCAGATTATTTAAAGAAAAAGGTAGCAAAAGATAACCCAATACCATCTCCAAAAATAGAATTACCTTCTGAAGAAGAAGAAACAGAAGATGAAATTAAGGAAAATGAAGAAAATCAATTGGATGAATGGACAATTAAAAAGTTACAACATTATGCCGGAATTAAATAATAATAAAATTAATTTAGATAAATATAAAAAACCATTTCTAACAGGATTATATATTGTTATTAGTATAGTTGTTTTATTTTTCTTAATAAGATGGTTTACTCCTAAACCTCAAATGCCTACTGAATGGAAAGCTAAAATAGATTCTTTAACTAATATGAATAAAGAATTACAGATTTTAAGAGATAGATTAGATAGTACAAAAACAGCAGTAATAAATAAAGTTGACGAAGTTGATTGGAAAATTAGTAATATTAAAGAAAAAACAACATTAATTCGTGAGTATTATCATGATAAAATTAGTAATACTGATAAATATACTCCAAATCAATTAGACTCATTTTTTAGAAATAGATACAATTATTAATAATGAAATTAATTATATCAATATTGTTAATATTTTGTTCATTTAATTTAAATGCGCAAAGTCCTGATACAATAAAAATTCCCGCACCAGTTGCTAAAGAAATAGCAAAAGACCTTATTAAAGGAGATAGTGCAAAGGTAGAATTAGCTTTAACTAAAACACAATTAAATCTTACTGAAGAAAAAGTAAAATTAAAAGATGATATTATATCGATCCATACCCAAAAAGATTCATTATATGAAAGAAGTATCAAAAATGAACAGAGTAAAAATGATATTCAAGGTATGTTTGTAGAACAACTTAGAAAAGATAATAAACGATTAAAATCAAGTAAAACATGGATAGAAATAATAGGAACTGCAATAATAGGTTTTCTTGGTTATTTATATATCACAAAATAAAATAATTTAAATTTAATATTAATGACTTACTATAATGGTAAGTCATTTTTTTATATATTTATATACATCAAATAGTATATAAATTATGTCTGAACAAGTTAATATTAAAGAAATAATTAAACAGGAATATGTAAAATGTGCAACTGATCCCGTTCATTTCTTCCGAAAGTATTGTTATATACAACATCCAATTAAAGGTAAAATAAATTTCCATCTTTACCCATTTCAGGTTGATACTTTATCAAAATTCCATAGTAATCGTTTTGTTATTATAAATAAATCCCGTCAGTTAGGAATATCAACTTTAGTAGCAGGATATGCTCTTTGGTTAATGTTATTTAATAAAAATAAAACAGTATTATGTATTGCTACTAAACAAGAAACAGCAAAACAAATGGTAGATAAGGTACAATTTATGTATCAGAGTCTTCCTACATGGATTAAAGGTCCACTTAAACCTTTATCAGATAATAAATTATCACTTGAATTAGCAAATGGATCAAAAATTATAGCTACATCAGCAGCTTCAGATGCTGGTCGTTCTTATGCTGTATCTTTACTAATAATAGATGAGGCTGCTTTTATTGAAGGTATTGATAAAATTTATACAAGTATTAAACCTACAATTGCAACAGGTGGAGGTATTATAGCATTATCAACTCCAAATGGAATAGGAAATTGGTTTCATCAAACATATACAAAAATAAAACCTAATGATTTTTATCCTATAGAATTAAAATGGGATTTACATCCAGATAGAGTAGCTCCTATAGATCCCGGATGGGAAGAAAGGGAAAGAGCTAATATGTCTCCTAGAGAATTTGCACAAGAATATAATTGTGACTTCCTAGGATCAGGTAATTCAGTAGTTGATCCTGAAATTTTAACATTTTATGAACAAACATATATTTTAGAACCTATTGAACGTCGTTTTATGGGTGGTGATTTTTGGATATGGAAATACCCAGATTATACTAAACCATATATTGTATGTGCTGACGTAGCAAGGGGAGATGGAAGTGATAATTCTGCTTTTCATATCATTGATGCTGAATCTTGTGAACAGGTAGCAGAATATAGATCTCAAATAGATACTAGAACTTTTGGAAATATGTTAGTATCAGTGGCTACAGAATGGAATAATGCATTATTAGTAGTTGAAAATGCTAATATAGGATGGGATGTTATTAATACTATTATAGAAAAAGGTTATCAAAATCTTTACCATTCACCCCGAGCATATAGTATGGATGAAATGAATTTAGATAAATGGATGTCTAAAATTGATAATGCTCAAACAATTCCAGGGTTTACTACTTCAATAAAAACAAGACCCCTTGTTATCTCTAAAACGGAAGCGTATATTAGAGATAGACATTTTATATTCCATTCTAGAAGATTATTAGAAGAATTACGTGTATTTATATGGCATAATGGAAAAGCACAAGCCCAAAATGGATACAATGATGATCTAGTAATGGCATTAGGTATAGGATTATTTACAAGGGATACAGGTATTAAATTAAACAAACAGGGAATAGAAACAACAAGATTATCTATTGATAATATATCTAAAACCGGAGAAAGCAATGAAATTATTATTCCTATTGGTATACAGAATCCTTATAAAATAATAACTCCTTATGGTGTTGAAGATTTAACATGTTTCTTATAATTAATTAAAAATAATAATATTTATTGATATAATAAAACAAAAAATGGTTGAAAATAATCCTAATTTAGGTTTGTTTAGTAGACTTAAACGTTTATTTGGAACAGATGTAATAATAAGAAATATTGGAGGAAATCAATTAAAAACAATTGATGTAGATAGAATCCAATCATTTGGGAACATTAAAACTAATGCACTAATTGATAGATTTACTAAATTACATCGTTATGGGGCTAATATGCCTTATAATCCTACAATGAATTACCAAACTCTTCGTATCCAACTTTATACGGATTATGAAGCAATGGATACAGAGTCTATTATAGCATCAGCATTAGATATTATTGCTGATGAATCTACTTTAAAAAATGAATCTGGTGAAGTAATTCAAATTACATCTCCTGATGAAAATATTCAAAGAATATTATATAATTTATTTTATGATGTTCTTAATATTGAATTTAATTTATGGTTATGGATAAGAAATATGTGTAAATATGGTGATTTTTATTTACATTTAGAAGTAGCAGAAAAATTTGGAGTGTATTCAGTTACACCGTTATCAGTATATGATATGGTTAGAGAAGAAGGACAAGACCCTCAAAATCCTTCTTACGTATGTTTTAAAATAGATCCTATGGTAATGGCAGCAGGAGGAATGAATATTACTCGTGCTAAAGATAAAGATGGAAAAGTTACATTTGAAAATTATGAAATTGCCCATTTTAGACTTTTAACAGATTCGAATTATTTACCTTATGGACGTAGTTATATTGAACCTGCACGTAAAACATATAAACAATATATTTTAATGAAAGATGCGATGTTATTACATCGTATCACTCGTGCCCCAGAAAAACGTGCTTTTTATGTTGATATAGGAAATTTACCTCCTCATGAAGTAGATGGATATATGGAGAAATTAAAAAATAAAATGAAAAAAACTCCATTTATTGATCCTAATACTGGGGAATATAATTTGAAATATAATATGATGAACGTTTTGGAAGATTTTTATATTCCTCAACGTGGTTCTAATAGTAATACTAAAATTGAAACTATTAAAGGATTAGAATATAATGCTATTGAAGATGTAAATTTTTTACGTGATGAAATGTTAGCTGCCTTAAAAATTCCAAAAGCATTTTTTGGATTTGAAAAAGATTTAACAGGTAAAGCAACATTAGCAGCAGAAGATATAAGATTTGCCAGAACAATTGAAAGAATTCAACGCATTGTTTTATCTGAATTATATAAAATTGCTTTAGTACATTTATATGTACAAGGATATGATGGTCCTTCTATTTCTAATTTTGAATTATCTTTAACAACTCCTAGTGTTGTTTATGAACAAGAAAAAGTAGCATTATGGAAAGAAAAAGTAGAACTTGCTAATAATATTTTAGAAACTAAATTATTACCATCTGATTTTATATATGATAAAATATTTCAATTTAGTGAAGATCAATACGATGAATATCGTGATTTAGTTAAAGAAGATATGGCTCGTGTGTTTCGTTTTTCTCAAATTGAGAATGAAGGTAATGATCCTGCAAAATCAGGTAAATCATATGGTACTCCTCATGATTTAGCTACATTATATGGCAAAGGAAGAAATGGAATGGGAGATGTACCTCCGGGTTATGATGAAAAAGTACCTCAAGGTCGTCCTAAAGAAAAAGCATCAATTATAAGTACCCAAAAAGACCCATTAGGAAAAGACAGATTAGGTAATACAGAAATAAGTACATTATATACAGCTAATAAACCTGAAGAATCAGGAACACCAAAAGGTGGTTCATCATTAGCATTAGCAGAAAATTTTAAATATAAAGGATTATTAGAGGGTATATCTAATAAATTAAAAAAGAAAAAACCTAATGTTAAACAAGGTGAATTAGAATTTGAAAAAGAAATAATATTTGAAAATCAACAAGAATCATCATTATTAGATGAAAAAAATATCAAGAATTTATAATAGATACTAATAATCATATATTTATAGATAGTGTATACTACTCAATATGAAAATAAAAAATAATAAATTTCGCAATACTGGTATATTATTTGAGCTTCTTGTTAGACAGATAGCTAGTGATACTGTTTCTGGTAAAGATTCCCCCGCAATTAATTTAGTTAAGAAATATTTTTCTAAAACAGAATTAGCTAAGGAACATAAACTATATCAAATTTTAATTAATTCTAAAGTATTAACAGAAGGTAAAGCTGAATCATTAATTAATGCTACTCTTGATGTTTCATCAAGATTAAATAAACAAGCTCTTCGTAAAGAAAAATATAATATTATTAAAGATATTCGTGAATCATATGATTTAGAAGAATTTTTTAAATCAAAAATAAATAATTACTCACAATATGCTGCAATATATACTTTGATAGAAGCTCATAGTTCTCTGGAATTTATAGAACCTAAGCAAATTATAGACAATAAGGTTACGTTATTAGAACATATTTCTCGTAAAGAAATAAATAAAGAAGCTGTTGAAGACCGTGTAATGGAAGAATATATGAAAATGGATAAAGGAACACGTGTTTTAGCTTACAAAGTATTATTAGAGAAATTTAATAACAAATATAATAATTTATCTTCTCAACAAAAATCAGTATTAAAAGAATATATTAATAATATTTCAAATAATATTAAATTAAGAGAATTTATTAATTCAAGTTATTCTTCCATAAAAGGAGAATTAGTAGAATTAAATAAAAAAGTTGATGATAAAACAACTCAAATTAAGATAAATGAAGTAATGAATTTATTAAAACCTCTTGATAAAAACCAAAACGTAAAAGATGATAATATAATTGGTCTTTTACAATTCCATCAATTAGTACAAGAATTAAAGAATATAAAATAATGGATTTAAAGGAATACATAAAACAATATATTCGTGAATTATTAGATGAAGAATCGTCAAGTGGGGATGTAGGAGCTTATTCTACACCTTTTGCTTTTTCTAAAAAAGGACAAAATAAAAATAAAGCTACTTCTACTGCTGAAAAAGAAGGAATGAAATTAGCTCAAAAACCAACAAAATCAAAAGTTGTTGATTATAAAAAAATATGGGAAAATAAGATGAATCCATTAATTCAAATTGTTAAAGAAGAATTACTCAATGAAGTAACTTATTCTAAATTTAAAAATGAAGTTAAATATAGAACTAAAAATGAACAATTACATAAAGCAATACGTGAAGTGAAACGTAAACTTATGGAAATTGACAGAATAGTAGAATATACTTCTCGTATGAAACAGGAATTAAGTGAAGGTGAAGAAGGTATTAAATATTGGAAAGCAACAGAAAAGAATGTGGGTCAAATAGCAGAAATGATGACTCAACTTAATAATAAAATTAAAAACTTAAATCAATAATGACTAAGGCTAAAGGAAATACTAGTAATAAATTAACTTTTGGAAAAAGAAAAAAAGGTAAAGCTGCTAAGTCATATAATAAACATGATCGTAAAGAAAGAAATTATAGAGGTCAAGGAAAATAAAAATTATATAAATGAAAAGTATAAAACAACAATATTTAGATCTTAAAGAAGGTAAAATGTCACAATTTAATTTCATGAGAAATTTAAGAATGACAATGCCTCACCTTGTAAATAATTCAACTCCTTTTAATACAGCAGTTAAAATACTACAAAATAAAGGTATTTTAGTTGAAATAGGAAATTCTGCATTAATGCAAGTTAATGATGATGATATTATTAAAAAAGGATATGAAGATTTCCAAATGGAAATAGGTAAAAATCCTTTTGAACCAGATACAAAAGAGTTTGATTTATGGAATATTGGTTGGAGTAAAGCACAAAAAGAAGATTTTGGTGATGATTATTTAGAAGATGATGAAGATAATATTGATCATATTCCTGGTTCATTAGCTCAAAAAGAAAAAGATTTTTTAAATAGTGAAGAAGATGAAGATTTTCCTAATTTTCATAATGATAATGAAATAGCAGAAAATATTAATGAAATAAAAAATAGAATATCTTCAGCACAAGCTCACCCTCAAGAACTTAATATGGGTAGAAAAGTAGAAATGGAACATACAGATAACCCAGAAGTTGCTGAAAGAATTGCTTTAGATCATTTAACAGAAGATCCATTTTATTATACAAAATTAAATTTAGCTGGATTAGCTGATGAGATTAATAATGATAGACCTAAGGCAAAAAAATCAAAACAAAAACGTAGCGACTTACCAACAATAGTTGGAAAAGATAATTTTGTAGATAAAGCAAATCAAATGAAAACACCTAAAGGTGTTGTTAAAGCAAAGGCATCTGCTAATAAAGCTAAAAAAGAAACAAATAAAACAACAGGTAAAATAACATTAATGTCACTTGTAGCTGTTAAACCAAGAGGTGTAGAAAAAATGGCTGCTACTGGGGAAAAAATGAAAAAAATAGTTATTAAGGAAAGTCAAAAAAATCCTGAAGAAGAGTTTTTGATAAATTTAAAAAATTTTCATAATCCACCATTTGGAAAAATATCAGTAGAAGAATTAGTAAATTTATTTTCTAAAATTGATTTAAAAAAAAGAAATAAAATTTTAAAATATTTAGATAAAATTAATGATCCTATAATGGATGATGATGAATTTATTAGTAATTTTCCTTATGTACAAGAAGAAGTAAATATTAATCTATTTTCAGATGAACAACCAAATGAAATAGTTAAGCAAACTCAACAATTTATAGAAAGTAATCCAACATTAAATCAAATATCTGATAAAATTGTATTACATAACAGTGGTGATGATGCTTGTGTTGTAAAATATGAATATTGGGAAGAAGCACCTAAAGAGGCATTAGATAAATTGAATTTACAATTTAATGTAGAAAGAGAAGTTGATGATGGGGATGACGATACTGCACCAAGAGTGTATTATATTTTAAAACCTAAACCAACTCAAAATAAGGGATTAGGTATGAATACTCTAAAAGAAATGATTCAAGAAGAATTATTTAATATATTGAGTGAAGAAGAAAATAATGGTTAAATATGAAACAACTTTTAATAGATCATACACCTTTCCAAGTAGCTAATTTAACCATCTGTGAAGCAGTTGGAAGTAAATTAGTTAATGGAAGAATGCGTATTAAGGGTAAATTACAAGAAGCCGAAGCAAAAAACGGTAATAATCGTGTTTATCCTAAAGAAGTATTATTACGTGAAGTTGAAAAATATCAAAAAGGTCCTATTGCATCTAATACATCAATGGGTGAATTAGATCACCCTGAAGTTTCAATTGTAAACTTAGGAAATGTATCTCATGTTATTAAAAAAGTTTGGTGGAAAGATAATGATTTAATGGGTGAATTAGAATTATTAAATACACCAAGTGGTAAAATAGCCCAAGAACTTATATTAGCAGGTATCCCTTTAGGAATATCTTCTCGTGGTATGGGTTCAGTTAAACAAATGGGAGAAGCAGTAGAAGTACAAGATGATTTTGAGTTAGTAGCATGGGACTTAGTTAGTGTACCTTCAACGAGTGGAGCATATATGAGACTTGCAGAAAATAAAAATTATATAAAAAAAGATTATTCTAATGTGAATTTATTAATAACAGAAATATTATGCAGTCAATTAGGAATATGTCCTCTTTGTTAATATTTGTTTGATTTTTGTCTATTTTCTGTTATTGTTAAAGGTTGTAAATTTGTATAATAAAAACATTCTTTTTGTTCTTCTATATTTGTTAAATCAAATTTAGAACACGGTTTAATATGATCTATTTCCCAAACCTTACCATGATTATCCCAATTCATTCCTTCTTTGAATTGTTTTTCTAAATGTTGTTTACATTCTTCTATTGTGCAACCTAGTAATGTTAATGCAGAATGTTTTTTAGTTACATTATTTCGTTTTAAAGCATCTAATAATCTTAAACGAAGAATATGTTTTAATTTAAATTGAGGATCATTTAATTTTTTGTTTTTAACATAATTATAATTCCACTCTCTTCCTCCATTTTTATTCCATTTATCAAATTTTAATTTTCGGCATTCTTTACATATAGTATCAATTCCAAATTTTCCTTGCTTTAATTTATTAAATTGGTTAAAATGTAATTCTAATTTACAATTAGAACATATTTTATGATTTTTTGTATAATTTTTTAATGGGTTTTTTTTACGATAATGTTTTTTAGAATGGTTATGATTACATTCTTTACATTCTCGTTGTAAACCATCTTTCCTTGTTTTATTATTACCAAATTCTTTTAACTCCTTAGGAATTTTACAAGTAGGACATATTTTTATTATCATATTTATAAATATATTATAATTTCAAACCCTAACAAAATTTTTCAAAATCTATTTTAAAACATTCACAATAAAAAATATTTTTAACATTTCGCGGTTTTAGTTATTTCAATATATTTATGATTGCGCTAAAATAAGCTACCCAATTTTTATCTTCATGTAGCTTGGCTTTTATATAACCTACCTATTAAGATTTTATAATAATCTTACTTCCAAAACAAAATTTAAGGAAAAATGACTAACCAGAATTTATTCAAAGAAGCTATTGCAGACGCAAAGCAAGTTCGCGAAGCTGCATTAGCAACAGCAAAAGCTGCCCTTACAGAAGCATTAACTCCTAAATTACAATCTATGTTAGCTGCAAAGTTAGAAGAAATTGATAGTAATGAAGAGTTAGATGAAAACAAAGACACACAAGAATTAGATGAGGATATCGATTTATCTTCAATCTTAGCAGAATTAGACAATGAAACAGATAATTCTTCAGAAGCAACTGATATGAATGAAAATGAAGAATTAGAAGAAAAAAAAGATGATGAAACTACTGAAGAATCTGAAGAATCTGAAGAATCTGAAGAATCTGAAGAATCTGAAGAAACAGAAACAGATGAAAAAGTAAAAGATCTTTCTGTTGAAGATTTAAAAACTATTATCAAAGACATTGTGTCTCAAGAAATGGGTGGTGGAGCACCAGCAGGTGATGATTTAAATATGGATATGGGATCTGAAGAAGACACATCTATTGCTCCCGCTGAAGAAAATGATGAAGTTGATTTAGAAGAATTGTTAGCTGAATTAGATGCTTTAGATGAAAATAAAGAAGAAGAATTAGATGAAGCTAAGAAAAAATCTGATGATAATAAAAAGAAAGATGCTAAGAAAGATGAATTAAAAGAAGCAGTTAAAGTAATTAATATACTTCGTAAAGAATTAAACGAAACAAATTTATTAAATGCTAAATTGCTTTATGTAAATAAAATTTTCAAAGCAAAAAATCTCAACGAATCACAAAAATTAAAAGTGATTTCTGCTTTTGATAAAGCAACAACACCAAAAGAAGCAAAAATAGTATTTGAATCATTAAATGCAAATTTAGTATCAAATCCATCTAAAAAGAAAACAATTAAAGAATCTTTAGGATTTGCTTCAAAACCAATGGGTAATGCTCCTAAGAAAAACATTGTTGAAACTGATGAAGTAGTATCACGTTGGCAGAAACTTGCAAATATTAAATAATTTTAAAACAAACAACAAAACAACAAATAAAATGAGCTTAAACGTACAACAATTATTAGAATCATCAAACCCTTATAAGGCGTTAATGGATGATGCAAGAAAGTTAAGTGCAAAATGGGAAAAATCAGGTTTGTTAAAAGGTATTGACAATGAAAATGAAAAAAATACAATGTCAGTAATTCTTGAAAACCAAGCAAAACAATTAGTTACTGAAGCTAGTGCAACTGGTGGTACTACATCTATGAATGGTGGTAGTTACAACAGTGAAAACTGGGCTGGAGTTGCTTTACCTTTAGTACGCCGTGTATTTGGTGAAATAGCTGCTAAAGAATTTGTTAGCGTACAACCAATGAATTTACCATCAGGACTTGTATTCTATCTTGATTTTAAATATGGTACAGGGGTTAAACCATTTAATGCAGGAGATTCTTTATACTCTGCAAACCCTTCAACAAACGTAACTGATATAGCAAATACAGCTTCATTATATGGTGCTGGTCGTTTCGGTTATTCTATCAACCAATTTTCAGCATCTATTTTAGCAACAACTGGATCTGCAACTTGGGCTGATTTTAACTTAGATGCAAACTATTCAGCTTCTGCAACTACATTTAGAAAAATCTATGTTCCATTACCATCAACAGCTGATACAAATGGTGTTCGTGCATTTGTAATTTCTTCAGGTTCAATTGGAGTAAATAACATATTACAAACATTCACTACTGTATCTAACAGTACAGCATCGTTTATTGTAACAGGTTCATTATTAGCTCCAACACAACCTACTCAATCATTTACATTGTATTTTGATGTTGCTCCTGGTGTTGCTACTCGTGGTGATTTTGAAGATCAAACACAAGGTGGTGGTTCAGGTACAGCAGGTGGTAACGGTGGTTACCCAAATGCCCAGAGTACAACTGCAATAGCAATTCCTGAAATTAACGTTCAGTTAAAATCAGAAGCTATCATAGCTAAAACTCGTAAATTAAAAGCACAATGGACTCCTGAATTTGCACAAGATCTTAACGCTTATCATAGTGTTGATGCTGAAAGCGAATTAACAGGTATTTTATCACAATACATTTCAATGGAAATTGATCTTGAATTGTTAGATATGTTAATCCAAAATGCTTATACAACTGAATATTGGTCAGCAGTTAATAACCAGGCTGTAGGTGCTTCAGGTGTTACAACAGCTAACTTAGCTTACTATAATAGCCAGGGTGGTTGGTTCCAAACTTTAGGTACTAAATTACAAAAAGTATCTAATAAAATTCACCAATTAACTTTAAGAGGTGGTGCTAATTTCTTAGTAACTTCACCTACAGTTTCAACTATCTTAGAATCAATCCCAGGATTTGCTTCTGATGGTGATGGTGAAAAAGATACATTCAACTTTGGTATCCAGAAAATGGGTAGCATTAATAATCGTTATAAAGTATATAAGAATCCTTATATGACTGAAAACGTAATTTTAATGGGTTATAAAGGTTCTCAATTCTTAGAATGTGGTGCTGTATTTGCTCCATATGTACCTTTAATCATGACTCCATTATTATATGATCCTAATACATTTACACCACGTAAAGGTTTAATGACTCGTTACGCTAAGAAAATGATCAGACCAGACTACTACGGAAAGGTTTATGTGGCAGGATTAGACACTATTTAATAATAGTAATTAATACAAACCCCGTAAGGTTTGAAAAGAGGCTAGACTTAATCGTCTGGCCTTCTTTTTGCATATTTATTATTGATGGAAGAAAAAAGTAAAATATGTGGTAAATGTAATTTACCTAAAAATTTAGATCAATTTTGTAAACGTAGTGATACAAAAGACGGTTTGCATCGTTATTGTAAAGAATGCATGAATAATCAAAATAAAATAGATTATTCTGAAAATAAAGAAGAACATAATCAACGTACTAAACAATGGCATAAAAATAATAGAGATTATCATAATAAAAAAATGAAAGAACATTATAATAATAATAAGGATTATTATAGAAAATGGACTAGAAATAAAATGAAAATAGATCCATTGTTTAGATTAAAACATTCTATTAATGCTTTAATAAATCATCATCTTAAAAGAGGAAAAACTCAAAGAAGTTTAAAATATTTAGGTTGTAATATTAATGAATATAAAATTTATCTAGAATCTCAATTTACTCCCAAAATGAATTGGGAAAATTATGGAACATATTGGGAAATTGATCATAAATTTCCTTTGGCTAAAGGTGGTTCATTTAATTATAAAAATACTAGACCTTTAACAATAACGGAAAATAGAATTAAATCTGATAAAATATTAATTTGAGCTTTCTTTTTATATTTATATAAAATAATATAACTATGTTTTCACAAAGTGAAAGTAACGGTCATAAAAAGACTGTCAAAGGTGAAATTAAGTACAAAATACAATTAAACGAAGAACAAAAAGAAGCAAAAAAATTTATTATTGAAAATCAAATAGTAGTTATAACAGGAAGAGCAGGTTGCGGTAAATCATTAGTTTCAGCTCAATCATCTTTAGATTTTTTATTTAAAAAGCAATTTGAAAAAATATTAGTTACAAGAGCAGCAATTGAAGTAGGAAAAACACTTGGTTTTATGCCTGGTAGTTTAGATGATAAATTTGATCCTTATATAGAAGCATTTAAAGATAATCTTTATAAATGTTATGATAAGATTAAAATAGATGAAATTATTGAAGGAGGAAAAATTAAATCATTACCTGTACAATTTGTTAGAGGAAAAACAATTGAAGATATTCTTGTAATAGAAGAAGCTCAAAATTTAACTAAACATGAAATGTTAGCGTTATTAACAAGATTAGGTAAATCAGGTAAAATAATTATTAATGGCGATAATGAACAAACTGATATTAAAACTAATATTGATGGTTCACTTAATGGACTTAGTTATGCAATAGAACTTTCTAAAAAAATTCCAGAAATTAAATGGATTAAACTTAAAGAAAACCATCGTTCCGATCTAGTGGGTAAAATATTAGAACATGAATATGGTAAATAAATATTATTAGATAGTAAAAGCCTAATATTTATATATGTTAAATACTAATTAAAATAATGGCTATTAATCTTAAAGACTTATACGATGTTTATAATGGTGATCCTACTAAACTTACTAATGTAAAAGGTAATACACCGTTTGAATATTATACAAATGATCCAGAATTTACAACAGATGCTTTAAGTGTAGTTAGATTTGTTGCTCAACGTCTTGGTGTTACAGGTAACACATTTAATTTTAATACTAACCAATATAACGGAAGTCCAGGAACAATAAATATTACAGATTTATCTGTGTATGCTGCATTTGAAGAAGCAGTTACAACATATGGTAATTTAGTTTATCAATATAAAATTAGAGATAACTATATTAGTATGGAAGGTTCTGATACATTACCTTTCTCTAACAATACTATTACTTATGTTAATAGTGATGATATTCATCTTCCAGTATCTTGGTCTTCTGCAAGAGTTGCTAATTGGGATGAAATAGAATATTCATCTGCGCATAGTCAATCGATTTCTGACCGTAGAATTTATACTATATCGGCTTCAATAGCTGACTTTATTACACCAGATTTCAATTTTATTAAGTCGTTTACTTTAGCAGATAATTATTTTAATTCATCATCAAATTCATCTTATAATTTAAGTTCATTTGTATATAATCAATTTAATAAAATTGGTGGGCCTACAGTAGCAGTAGCATATTATAATGTTAATAGTAGTTCTTTTAATTTTTCAAGTTCTATTTCAAATTCATTAGCTACAAATAGTGGATCTTTTTCTATAACAGGAAGTAACAATGTAGCAATAACCTTTATAATAACAGGATCTTCTTTACCATCAGATTCAGCTACTACTTTTTATATTGTTACTGGTAGTTCATTTAATGATACTGCTAATAATATAGCAAATAAAATTTCAAGTGTTGCTTTATCTACTTTTGGAACTAGTATAAATGCTATAACAGGTTCTGGAGGAATAATCAATATTACTTCTTCATTATCAAGTTATAATATTTTAAACTTTAAAATTAATAATACTCAATTATTTTCAAATGTAACTTCTGGTTCAAATTATAGTATTCAATCCGGAAGTTCTCACATTTATTTCTTTACAACAAATCAAAATATAGCTGGGGGTTCTTCATTTTTCTTATCAGGTTCTACTCAACAACCAATTCCTACTGTTTATCTACAGTCTAATTTAGCACCTGCATTAAATGGTAAATTATTAAATAATAACCTTACAACAATAACAACAAGGATATCATCAGAATATGCTGCAGAAGCAGGAGTTGGAGGAAATTATCAGGTTAAAACTGGTTCAATATCAGTAAGAGCAGGTGTTCAAGATTATGATTTAAATATATGGGCTGCTCAATCTGCTTCTTTATCTGAAGGAGACACAATTGAAATTAGAAGAATATTTTATGAAGCTCCTCCTGCAATTGTAAGATATTTTGATCCTTATGCAGGTACAGGTACAGGTATTCAATCATTATTAGAAACATTTGGTTTTGGTCAAATGTCTCCTGGTATTAATTTTTTATTAATGCCTATATACTTTGATGTAATGAAAATTCAAGCAATTGAATTAAATGACCAAGTAAGAAAATCAGCTTACTCATTTGATTTAGTTGATAATAAGTTAAAAATATTTCCATTACCTTTACAAGACTATAATTTATTTTTTGAATATATAACTATAAGTCAAAAGAATCAAATTGTAAGGGATACAAGAAATAATGTTGTTACAGACGTAATGAATGTTCCTTATAAAAATCCTATTTATATGAATATTAATGCTGTTGGTAGAGCTTGGATTTTTAAATATACACTTGCAGTTTGCAGAGAAATTGAAGCACATATTAGAATTCAATATGCTAATGCTAATTTTCAAGGGATAGGAGCAATAAATGGTAGTGAATTAGTATCAGATGCTAGAACTGAAAAAGAAAATTTAATAACAGAATTAAAAGAAATGTTAAATGAAGTTTCAAGAAAAAGTCAATTAGAAAGAAAAAGTCAAGAAGCAGAATTTACACAAAATGTTATTAGAGATATCCCCCTTCAAATTTATATATTTTAAAATGACTTGGCCTAGATTTGGTATAATATATGATAGACCTATAAATTCTTTTAATTTAGGTATGCCCTCTACAGCTTCAGATGGTGGAGGATTAGGTGATGGTGTTGGTGGTGGAGGAGGAACAGGAGGAGGAATAGGAAATGGTATTAATAATACTATTAATTATGGTAATATGAATATTATTTACCATAAAATTAACCTTGAGTCAACTAAATTTAATATATATGGAGAATCATTAGAAAAATGGTATTATCCTCCTTTATTTGTAAAATGTTTAATTGATAGAGGAGTAACAAGCAACTCAGATGATGAATTTGGGGTTACTGTAAGTCAAACAATTACAGTTTCCATTTCAAGAGATTATTTACAAAAATATAATTTTATTCCTGAAGTTGGAGATATATTAATGGATAGAGAAAGATATTATGAAGTAAGTAGTTTAGATCAGCAATTCTATACAATTCCTGGTACATCTACTCCAAATACAACTCAAGGAACAACAGGTCAAACATTACTATATGTTTTAAATTGTTACCTTACTAGAATTACTAAACTTAACATAATTGAAAATTATCAAATATGATAAAAATTCAAGACATATTATTAGAATCAACTAATTTATATTCAATAGATGTATTAATTAAAACATCTACTAATGTAAATAAAGTAGAAATATATAATCAAATTAGAGGACTTACACATATTGTAGTAGTAACAGTAGAACAAAATACATTTTTAGATAGTAAAGCTACTGATAAATTTGAATACTCTTTATTACATATAAAATATTTAGTATATGATTCTCCTCAAAATGATATAGATAAAATTAAAAAAGATGCTTTAGTAACAACTAGAATAGAGGGTTTACTACAGTTTATCCCAAGATATCAAACTATAGAGCAAAAAGCAAAATATTAAAATGCCACAAAGAAATCAAAAACCAGAACCACCATCAATGTTTGAGGTTGATCAATCTCAAATTAATCCTTATATAAAAAATCAAGGACGTTCTGTAAGTGAATTTCTTAATAAAAATAGAGGTACAGATTATTCTATGAAGAATGATACTGTAAAAAATATAAGTATTAGCATAGAAGATATTGATAATGCTATAATAAAATATATTAATGAACATATTAAACCAACTGTAATTCAAGATTATAACCAAATCCCAGTAAGAGTAATCTATGGAAGTCCTGAACGATGGAAATCAATTCAATCAGATTGATTCCTTAGAGATAGTAATAATCATGTTAATGTTCCTATTATAATGATTAAACGTGAAGGTATTGAAAAAATAAGATCATTAGGAAATAAAATAGATGGAAATACAGTAGCATTATATCAAATAGTTGGAGAAAAATATAATAAAAGAAATTCTTATGATAAATTTAGTATATTAAATAATAGAATTCCTTCAAAACAATATTATATAAGTACAGTTCCAGATTATATTCAATTAAATTATAATTGTATTGTATTTACAAATTTTG